GCGCGGCGTGGCGTGGCAGGGCGCGGCAGGGCATGGGCGCCAATGGCGCATTTGAATCGACGAGGAATCGGCATGGCTCGGTCTGGCTTGGCTTGGCAAGGCCCGGCCCGGCACGGCTGGGCAAGGCTCGGCAGGGCCCGGCGCGGCAGGGCAAGGCATGGGCGCCAATGGCGCATTTGAATCGACGAGGAATCGGCGTGGCTGGGCGTGGCATGGCGTGGCATGGCGCGGCTGGGCGGGGCTCGGCACGGCGGGGCAAGGCTTGACTAGGAGGCCAATGGCCTAATGAACTTCCAGGTTAGCAGTAAAAACCAGAAAGCGCGCGAGGCGATCTACGAGCTTTTCGCACCGAAAAATCGTGGCGAATTGGTCTCGCACGCGGAGATCGAGAAAGCGTCCGGGCTCAAGCGAAGCGATCCAAAGGGGCGCTACCACAAGATCATGGAAGATGTGAAAAAGTGGCATCGCGCCACCCGGGGTATCACGTTGCATTCAGAGGTGGGCGTCGGGTACTCGCTTGGGACGCCGGACATGCAACTCAACGAAATGACGCGGCGCACAAGAAAGGCGAGACGGCAGGTGACGCGCGGCATCAAAGATGTTGAGAGTTTGCCTGATGATCACGCGACCGACCATCAGCGCAAATTGCGAGACGTCAAGGTTGCGGAAGGGGAGCGGCTTGCGAGGGAAACGCGTGATTCAACGCGGCTTCAGGACTTTCTGATGCGGCGGAAGCCGGGTGAGCCGCTGCGGATTCGATTGAGAGACGATGATCAAGCGGAAGCGGTCTGAGAGCGGCATGGCGCGGCACGGCTCGGCAAGGCGCGGCGCGGCAGGGCTTGGCATGGCCTGGCGTGGCAAGGCGCGGCGCGGCTCGGCGGGGCAGGGCACGGCGGGGCATGGCCCGGCTCGGCGTGGCCAGGCACGGCTTGGCATGGGCACCAATGGTGCACGAGAAAATCAGTAATGGCCAGACCACGCAAAGAGATTGACGCGGAGCAGGTCTACAAGCTCGCTCAGCTCGGGTGTTCTTATCGGGAAATAGCGGCGACGTTCGGAGTCGACCACAAGACGGTCATGAACCGTTTTTCCCCAGAAAAAGAACTAGGTGAAGCGCGGGGAAATATAGCCATACGTAGATGGCAAATGCGCCGAGCAAAAGGTGGTTCTGATGCGATGCTGGCGTTGCTTGGCAAGAGTAGGCTGGGCCAAACCGACCGCGTGGATGTGACGACTAATGGAGAGTCCGTTACCAGGGCCTTTGAGACAGTTCGTAACGAACGGGATGGAGCCGTTCTATCTGCAACCCCGCCAGTGGGAGTTTTGCACGAGCCCGGCTGACATCGTCGTATTCGGTGGCAGCGTCGGCGGCGGCAAGACAAGAGCACTGATCTATGAGATTATCGCTCGAAAGCTATACCAGAACCCAGGGTTCACGGATGTCGTCTTCCGCGAGACGTTCCCTGAGATCATGGAACTGGGAGGCCCATGGAACGAGGCATGCGAAGTCTATCCGTGGTTCGGGGCCAAGATGGTCGTTGGTGCTCATGAGACCCGGTTCCTCAGCGGGGCGATCTCTGCTTTTCGCTACCTGGATAACGAAGAGACCAAGTTCAAATACAAGGGTTCTCAGTTCTGTCGGGTCGCTTTCGATGAGCTTACCCACTTCAGCGAATCGCGCGTGCGGTACATGTTCTCTCGGAACCGATCGGCGTGTGGGATTATCCCGTTCATGCGGGCGACAACCAACCCCGACATCGGGTGGGTCAAGACGCGGTTCCTGGCTCCGTGGGTTGATCGTGAATACCCAGGACGTCCAGCGAAGAGCGGTGAACTTAGGTGGCTCAAATACAACAGCAGCGACGACCCGGAGTGGTTCGACCGGCCAACCGACCGCGCCAAATCGATCACGTTCATCCGCTCGCGCCTCGAGGACAATCCCGCGCTTCTCGCGGCCAACCCCGGCTATCTGGACACCCTCCAGATGCTCACGCCGATCGAGAAAGAGCGACTTCTTAATGGGAACTGGGACGTTCGGCGAGAGGGGCTTGTCTATCCTGAGTTTGAGTCATGCATTGTCGATCCGAACACCAACGAGACGGCGGCCAGAGCGCTCAGGGTGCCACCGACAGAGGGGGGCATCGATTACGGCTACAATAACCCCTTCGCAGCCCTCTGGGGACATGTCGATCACGACGATATCCTATGGGTCACGGGATGCCGGTACAAGCGTGAATGCACAATGCCTATTCACGCCGAAGCGCTTCCCCGCGGAGTGCATTGGTGGTGCGATCCCGAGGGCAGGGAATCGACTGAACATCTGCGTCAGATGGGGCACACTTGCACCCCTTGCGCTCATATGCCGACTCGCGGCGGTGGCGGAGAGACTCGAAAACCGAAGCTATCGGGCATCGATCATCTCTCTCATCGGATGCGGTCAGGGCGGTATCGAATCGTCCGCACGCCTGAGACGATGCCGTACATTCGAGAGCTTGGGATCTACCACTACGATAAGGACAAACAGAGCGAGGAGCCTGTTGACGAGGATAACCACACACCGGACGCCGGGCGTTATTGGGCGGTCGGAAGGGATCGTGGCCGCGTGACGATGCAAGTCCTCCCCGAAGAAAACGACCGCCAGCGTGAAGCCCGCGAGCAAGCCCAAGTGCAAGACGACCTCGAACGTCGCAAGCAGATCGACAAGGACGCCCAATTGAACCCCGATGACCCCCGATGGTGGAATGAATAACCCGATGCGATGCCCTGAATGCCACCAGCCCCTACGCCGCTCGGATAACGGCGCGGGCATGAGCGACGGCTTACCAGGGGGCACCGTCGTACTGGCTTGCACGTCGTGCCGCAAGATCACCATTGAAGGATCGGGTCAATGGCTGCCGATGACTGGCGATTGGCGTCAGGGCTTGCGTGCCGTAGCCGGCATGACAGCCGAGAAAAAGAGCATCGAAAAGTCCATTGCCGAAGCGGCGGAGAACGATCCGCGGTGGGATAGCTACGAGATTCACGAAGGGCGGATCTAGTTGGCGTTCTTTGACCGCCTACTCGACGACCGCGAAAAGCGCTATGGGAAATCAGTCGATCCCCGCACAGGCCCGCAGCCACCGGGCCGGTTTAGCTTTGGTTCCCAACTCCGCGGCGGCCCTCGGACAACCGACGCTTTCGGGGCCCGGCAGGCCCCCACGCCACCGCAGCTTGTCGAGCGGTACATGTCGCTCATTTATGCGATGGCGAACAAGAACCGGGACGGCTGTTCATCGGTTCCCATTCGGCTCATGTCCGACTCGAGCAAAGTCAACGGAAAAGCCGCCCGAATCAGCGACCCGATCCCCGCTCCGCGGGCCATGGGCCGACGTGCGGCCGAGATGGGCATGGTCAGTAACGCGGCCGTGGACCGGATCGAGGAAATCAGGAATCACCAGCTTGTGCGGCTCTTGGACCAATGCGACCCATACGGGACGTTCACGAAAGAGCAATTCATCGGCCTCAACATCACATACGCCGATATCGTCGGGTTCAGCGTCATGGTGCCGGAGGGCAACGGTTGGGACTGGGAGATGGATAGGGACGGGATCAACCTGGGACGTCGCAAGGGACCGCCGGAGTACCTATGGTTTCTCTATCCTCAATGGGATATCCCGGTCCGAACCGCGAGGTCGCCGATCGTTGACACGCACTACTATTTCGCCGATCGAATTCCTGCTCAGAGCGTGCTCTGGTACAGGCATAACCTTTCAATCGTTGATGCGTACGGGGCGGCATTCGGAGCTACCTACGCTGCCGAGCCCTACCGCCAACAAGAGCAAGAACTCGTTTCGATTCTCTCTCAGGCCCTTGGAATCGCACCCAGGCCCAGCGTGGTCTTCACGGCGAAAGATGCTCTATCCGGTATTACGCCGACGCAAAAGCAAGCCCTCGAGCTCGACCTCAAGCGCAAGTTCGCGGCATACGGCGCTGGTGGGCTGTACGTCAACGACGGCGCGTTTGATGTGCATGTGCTCGACTATCCCAAGGCCGACGTGGGCGCCAAGGAAATCGCCCAGCACGACCGGGATAACATGGCATCGATCTTCAGTCAGCCTCCCACGTACTACACGGTGGACTCGAACCTCGCCAACCTTCAGGCCGCCGATAAGCAGTTTGCCAGGTTCTCGATCGAGCCACGACTGCGGAACTTTTGCAGCGTGCTCACCAAGTTGGCCAAAGCTTGTGACGAGCGGCTTTTTTTCATGCACGACCCGGTTATCCGTGAAGACGAAAAGGCCCGCGAGGAAGTATTCACGATGCAGCTTGGGTCGGGGCGTAGGACTATCAATCAAGTCAATGAGGAACTGCAAGAGCCCCCCGTGCCTTGGGGTGATCAACCATGGATGGCTGGGACGCTGAAACAACCAGACATGCTCACCGAAGCTCACGAACAAGGGATGAAACAGCAGGATCAGGCCATGGCCAGCGGTGAGCAGTCGGACGAAATAGCAGTGGACGCGCACGAGCACGGCAAGGACGTGGACAATAAGAAACTGGCGATCGACGCCAAGAAGGCCACGCAGAAGCCGGCGTCAACGAAGCGTTCGCTTGAAGAGTTGGCCGAGAGCGTGCTTTTGGATATTGAAA